TAAGAAGATTGAGAGGATCCAAATGGACTGGATTAAAGAGATATGGAGCAGGACAAGGATTTGAATTTTTTCAAAGGAGAAAGCAGCAATATAGCACTCAATCTAGTGTTGCACCAGCACCATCAAAAAGAAATGCAGATGAAGTAAGTGCTGGACCAGGATCTTCAAGAGGAGTTTTAGTATCACTTGTACCAACTCCAACAGGATCAGATTCTCCTGGATCTGCTAATAATAATGGAACTGTTGGTAATGATAGTGTTGATCCAACAAACAGAGATGATACTGTTGGAATGCTTTATAGAACTCAAATGAACATTATGGATGTAGGATAATATATGGAAGCACAAAAACTTTTAGAAGCACCAAAAGCAAAACCAAAAATTGTTGCTAGAGTATCAAAGGTCAACAATTTAGTAGAGGTTTCTACTCAGGCAAGGAAAAGTTCTCTTGCACTGAGGAAAACTTTTGAGAAGGGAATATATCAAAGAAAGACTCAACTATCTGTTCTTAACAGATATAAAAGAAGACTTGATACAATTAATAAAGAACAAGATAAAAAATTTGAAAAGAAGACAAGGGAGAAACCAAAGAAAATACAAATACCAAAGTTCAAAGGATCTTTTTTCACCAAAGGATCTTCTGATGATCCATTAAAAGCAATAGGTGCTCTTGCAGCATTCAATTCCCTTGAGAAATTATTAGAAGGAGATCTACTTGGAGCATTGTCACCAGGAATGGTTGCTGCAGGTGCATTGTTGGGACCAGGACTTTTAGGATTGGTTGGTGGTGCTGCAGAAGGATTCTTTACTAGAGGACCAAAACCAGGAAGAGGATTTGATGTTAGTGGAAGAAGAGTTTCTTCATCAACTCAACAAAGATATTTAAGTAGGTATGGTGATAAGGCATTTAAAAGTAGATTTGGCAAAGATGCATTAAAGACAGCACAGCAAGGAGTTGATGCTGGTCAAGGATTGACTAAAGGTGCTAGAACAGCAAAAGCATTTTCTAAATTTGGTTCAGCATTAATTCCTGGAGTTGGTGCTGTTGTTGGTGCTGCTGATGCTGCAATGAGAGCACAGGCAGGTGATCAATTTGGTGCTGGCATAGCAGGAACTGGTGCTGCTTTGGATGCTGCTGCAGCTGCAAGTGCTGCCACTGGTATTGGACTTCCTATAGCAGGATTACTTTCTATTGCATCTTTTGCATTAGATGCAACTAATCTCATTAGAGATTTAACTGGGATGAGTGCTGCTGAAGAACAGAAAAATAAAAAATTGAAAGAACAAACTAAGAAAGAAAAAGAATTATCAGAAGCTAAGGGAGATCTAACATTCTCTAAAACTTTAGTTAGTTATGAAAAAGCACTAATAAAGTTTGAAGAATTTTCTAAAGCATTTAAAGAACCAAAAGATCAAAAAGAATTTGAGCAAAGGCAGGCTGCAAATGTTGAAAATTTGGGAGGTGGATCTACTCCAATATCAGATCCTGGATATGAGTTTACTCAGAACATTTCACAATATTTAACTGGAGATCCAAATAGTCCTGCATATGAATATTATCATGGAACACAGTCTAACTACCATGACCATTTAGCATTTAAGGATAGACCTACTGCAGAAAGAGCATATAATTTCTTAAAAGGAAAAGGATTAAAAGTAACTGAATTTAAAGGATATGATCCAGTTGGAGGACATGCATCAGGATCTGCTCATTACTCTGGACTTGCTTTTGATGTTCCTGGACACCAATGGGGTGGATCTGGTGCTATTGGACAAAAAGAATATCAGGGGTCAGCAAAAGTTAGAGCATTTATGAATGACTTCTTTAACATTGAAAGAAGAAGGTCTAAAGATGAGGGCAATAATACTGGAGCAATTCTTAAAGGACCTAAGACTGGATATCTTACACTTTTGCATGGAACTGAGGCAGTCATTCCAATAGATAATTATCATACACAAAGTGGTGGAGACCCCTTGATTAATATTTCTCCAGAAATAATTAATAACATAACTTCAAGATCTAAAATGTATCAAACTGCAATGGCAGAAATGCCACCTGAAGTTATATCTGTTCCCATGCCAGTCATGCCACCACAAATTCAATATGTATCATCAGGTTCAGCAGGATCTCTAAATATTCAAGATGATGCAGATAAAAGAATATTAAAGATGTTATACTATAGTGCACTAGGGTAATGGCATCATACACTAACTATACAATAGAAGAATTTTCTGTAGAAACAAAAGATGGATTTATTGATTTAACCCAATCAATTTCTGCAGTAACTTATAGCGAGAATATAACATCACCATCAACATATGTTTCTCTTTTGATTGTCAATACTGGAGGTGTTCTTTCTAAGTTAAAACTTAGAGGTGGGGAGAGAGTCAGATTAATTATCAAACAAGATGCAACAAGTTTGAAGTTTACATTAGATGAGAATAATAATACTTATTACATCTATAATATTGGAAACTCAACAACAGAATCAACAAGAGAAATGTTTACTCTTGATTTGATTCCTGAAGAAATGTTTACCAATGAAACTTCAAGAGTTTTTAGAAGATATGATTCTACCTTAGATGCAACTGTCTCTAAGATTTTAAAAGAAGAATTAAAGACTACCAGATATAATAGTAGTAATATTGAAAAGAGTGTCAACAAATATTCTTTCATGGGTAATGCAAGAAAACCATTCACAGTTCTTGGATGGTTATGTCCTAAGGGAATACCTCAGGTTGAAAGTGGTAAATCTGGCAACACCATAGGAACTGCAGGATTTTTATTTTACGAAAACAAAGATGGATATAATTTTAAGAGTGTAGATTCTTTGTTTGATAAAAATAGACAACCAAAAGAAACTTATACTTATAGGGAGATTGTTCCAGGACCTGCAGATCCAAGAGCAAACTTTAGAATAACTGCTCCTCCATCTTTTAAGAAAAATGTCAATGTTCTTGACAACCTTAGAATTGGAATGTACTCTAATGTGAATTACTTCTTTGACACAAATACTAGAAAGTTTTATGCAAATGTATATAAACTTTCTGAAAGTTATACTATAATGAATCATTCTGGAGATGATAATCCACCAGAAATTCCAAATGGTCTACAAGATAGTCCATCAAGATTGATGGTTAGAATGTTAGATAATGGACAGATGGATAAATCTGGAAAACTTGAATCTCCAGATAAGAGAATGGAATATCAAGGACAAGGTGTATCAAGATACAACTTACTTTTCAGTCAGACGTTAAATATAACAGTACCACTGAATTTAAATTTGACAGTGGGGGATGTTATTAATGTTGAATTCGGACAGATCACAAAAGAAGAAGATAAGAAAGGTTTAAAGGATAAAAGTAAGTCTGGAAAGTATATCATAAGTAAACTGAAGCATGTATTTGGTGATAATAAAGGACTTACTGGATTAGAATTAGTAAGAGACTCTTATGGAGTAGCAAAATGAAAGACATTAATGATCACATTAAAAAAGACAAAGAAGAACTATCAGATCCAATGATCTCTTCTCAGAGAAGAAGACACATAGAGGATGAGTTGGGACAACTAGAGGCATATCATGAAAGACATCCTGGGGATGATCATGATCCAACCCCACTTGAACTTTTTTGTGATGCCAATCCAGATGCACTTGAATGTAGAGTTTACGAAGACTGATGATGTTAGAACAATCCCTAATTAATCCTAATTTTATTGGTAGAGATTCCTTTAGATGGTTCACTGGAATAGTTACCAAATATAAAAATACCGAAAATGGATATAGGGTAAAGGTTAGAATTGTAGGTCATCATCCAGACTCTACATCAGTAGTTAAAGATGAGGAACTTCCATGGGCTCATGTTCTTGTTCCTCTAAACTTTGGTGCTGGTGAAGGTGGTTCTGGAATTAGTTTTAATCCCAGAGGATCTGAAGCTGTCATTGGATTTTTTATGGATGGTGATGATGGTCAGCAACCTGTTGTTATTGGAGCATTGTTCTCTGGAGCATCAATTGAACATCCAAATAATTTTGATCTTGGTACAAATGGATTCAAACCATTCAAACCTAAAGATCAAATAGTAAATTCATCAAACCAGCCTGCTGATGGAACAAAGACCCCAGACTCTGGAATTCCTTTAGCAAATGGAAGAACTGCAAACAATAAGGAAAGTAAAAAGCAAGCAGCAGGAGCACCAGGGTCTGCACCAGTAGTAACTATTGTCCCACAATGTAAGGAAGGAACAGACACTGTTTCTCAAATTGCTAAAGCACTTAGAAAATTTATTTACTACTTGAATACTGTTCAAAACTATATCAACATCTATGTAAACCCTACTTTAAATTATATTCAAAATATACCTGCTTTGATTCAAGAGACAGCAACAGCAATCAGTGATGGTTTATCTGAATATACTAAGATTGCTAGGGATTATATTATTGAACAACTATATCAAGGACTGAAGAATGTTATTGAAAAACTTTTACCAAAGGATGCTATTTTAGCAAAAAAACTTGCAGTAGATAAAGCAGTTGATGGCATTTGGTGTTTATTTAAAAATATTTTAAAGAAAATATCAGGATTTGTTTTTGATTTCCTTGGACAAATGGTAGGAAAGGTAGTCAGTATTCCCATTTGTGCAGTTGAATCATTTATTGGCAGCATGATGCAGACCATTGGAAATGAAATTGCCAATGCAATTGGACCAATCCTACAAGAATTAACATCTGTTGTTGGAGAAACTGTGGGTCAAATTTCAGGGTATATTGCAAAGGGAATCACTTATGCAAAGACCATTCTTTCATTCTTTTCATGTGAAGATGGGCAATGCAAGAAACAATTTGATTATGAGATGAATAAAGGATATGTTCCTAAAGGATCAGTAAACTTCCAAAAGATCTTAAATTATTCTCCAGCACAAGGAGTAAGAAATCTTTTCTCTGATGGTAAGGGAGAATTTGCAAGTTGGTTGGGACAAAATAGTGGAGGGGAACCTAGTGAGGATGTACTCTCTGCTCTTGGATTAACCAAAGAACAATTTGCAGCATACTTTGAGTGTGATGGAACCACTCTGAATTGTGGACTACCAAAGGTAACATTCTTTGGTGGATTTGGTGGAGGTGGTGGAACAGGAGCAGTTGTTGTTGATGTTCTTGGTCAGGTAATGGGTGTAAATATCAAAGATCCTGGAGCAAGTTATACAACAGCACCATATGTTTCATTTGAAGATGCTTGTAACACTGGTGGTG